AGGATAAAGTCGTTTTCATCCTGGTCCATAAAAAAGAAATTTTAGAGCAAACAAAAAAATCACTTTTTGATATGGGGATAATTACCGGCCAGGTCGCCAGCGGCAAGCCGATGACTCGGGATAATATCCAGGTCGCCATGGTGGGAACATTGGTCCACCGTTTAAATGAGATCCCTCAGCCTGACCTTTTTATGGTTGACGAGTGCCATCACAGTCCAGCTGGGCAATGGCAGAAAATATTAAATCGATTCCCTATGGTCCCGAGGATCGGCTGGACAGCCACTCCAGAGCGCCTGGACGGTATCGGCCTCGGTGATATATACGATAAAATGATAGTCGGGCCATCGATAGCCGAATTGGTCTCCAGAAAGTTCCTGTCATATCCCATCCTTAAAACGCCAGAAAAGGAAAGGCTCGTCAAATACAGGGTTAAAAACGGCGATTATGACAAAGACCAGCAATTACAGCATATGAGCGACCGCGTTGTCGTCGGCGATATTATTGACAACTATCGTGAACATTTTGACGGGCTGCCAGCTGTGACATTTTGCGTCAATATTGAGCATTGTTACGAAATGGAGGGCTATTTCATAGATGCTGGAATAAATGCGATGGTTGTCAAAGGCGGCATGAAGAAATCAGACCGTGAGAGGGCTCCGAAGGGGCTGGCAGACGGGACCTTTAACACTATCCTTTCCTGTGACCTAATCAGCGAGGGCGTCGATGTCCCTGTCCTGGCCGGTACCATCCATCTGAGGCGCACGATGTCCCTGGCTCTCTGGATGCAACAATTTGGCCGAGGTTTGAGAACATACCCTGGAAAAGAAAAGGCCATCATCCTGGATCATTCTGGAAATTATTACCTCCATGGTCATCCCCTGGATGAAAAACACTGGTCACTTGATTCCCAGAAAAGGAACTCGAAAAAGGCTGAGCCAAATATCACAAGATGTCCGTCCTGTTATGCTGTATGGCCAGGAAAGCCCAGGAAATGCCTGGACAAAAGATGTGGAGCGGTTTTAAACCAGCCTAATCCCGAGGCCTCCCAGGATATGCTGCCTGAAAACGTCGAGGGCCAATTGAGGGACGTATTACCAGGGACGATCGACGATGCTGAATTTACAACAATGAGCAATTTCATAACCGATATAATGAAGATCGATCCTCAGACCAGGAAATGGGCCATGATGGCCAAGGCTGCCGAGATAATGAATAACGCCCAGGATGAGGAATCGGCCAGGGACAAAATCGCCGCCCTGGCCAAGCAAGTCGGATATAAAGACGGGTGGACCCGATGGGCGTGGAAAAATCTGAATAAAGGTAGTGAAATGGTGGGTAAAAATGGCTGATAAATCGAGTATAGAATGGACAGACGCCTCATGGAATCCGGTTACTGGATGTGACAAAATAAGTGATGGCTGTAAGAATTGTTATGCTGAAAAAATGTCAAACAGATTAAAGGCCATGGGAAGTGAAAATTATAAAAATGGATTCAAGTTGACCTTACAACCTCAGATGTTGAATAAACCCCTTTCCTGGAAACGTCCGAGGAAAATATTTGTCAATTCAATGAGTGATTTATTCCATGATGATGTCCCTTTAGAATATATTAAAAAGGTCTTTGGTGTCATGGGGATAGCTAAACACCACATTTTCCAGGTATTGACCAAAAGAGCTGAAAGATTATTTGAATTGTGCGATTTGTTGCCATGGCCGCCCAATGTGTGGATGGGGGTCAGCGTTGAAAATAAGAAAACAATGCATAGGATTAAATATTTAAGAGCTATTCCAGCCACGGTGAAATTTATCTCATTCGAGCCTCTTCTTGGATTTTTAGATACGATTTCATTAGAAATAATTGTGTTTTATTTAATGTTCCTTTCTTTTTTAAGCAATGGGGCGGCGTAAACAAAAAAAAAGCTGGGCGATTATTGGATGGTATGACCTATGATGCAATGCCAAAAATATATAATGGAGAATAAAATGAAAGTAAATGGACTAGAATTGAGAAATTTAATTTCTTTATGCAGTGAAATGGATAAAATATCGCCTCAAATACACAAGGCGATTAATATAGTTGGATATTATGAAGGAAAAAAAATAATGGAATTTCTAAAAGAAAACGGATTTAAAGATAAAAATATGGATACAATGATAGAAATAATATTTTATGCTAATCAAATATGTAATGAATTTAAACAAATGTCTTTGGAAATAGTAGAGGATTCGTGAAAAGAAAAAACTTTTTGAAAATTATGGGATTGTCTCCATTGCAGCTGATAGGATTAAAGCCAGTCATTGAAAGAGTCGAGGAAAAAAAATATCTTCCATATTGGCGTGATTCTGATTTATATAAGGAAAAAACTATAATAAAGTCGGCGGCATGTGGACCGACAGAATTAATGGGAAATGAATATATATTTCATACCAAAAGATATGCATTAGCGGCAATGGAACAAGGCTTTAAAGATACTGAAATGTTTTTAAATGCATCTATAGATAAAAAGATCCGTCAAAATATAATGATTTATGGTGCGTATCCATGGAGGTATCCAATAACATGAAAAGAAAACTATTCTTAAAGAGTGCCGTCGGATTATTTGCGACTCCATTGGTTTTTAAGGTAATAAAGCCATATTGGGGAAATAACAGGGATGAAATAAAAACAATTAAATTCTCGGATAAATGGTCTTTATCTGCAGAAATGGCGAAAATAAGAGCTCAGGAATATATTAAAATGCGAAATGAATACCAGAAGTTTTTCGATGAATTTTATACAAATTATTGCGCCGCTGCAGGCTTACCGGAGAAAATATTATGAATAATTACACAATTTATGACGGCGATTTTACAGAATCCAGACTTAAAGGAATCGGATCATCGGATATCCCGACCTTGGCTGGCCTTAAAAAGCATTATGATCAGACGCCAATGACTCTCTGGGAGGAAAAGATGGAACTTTCCGAGGGTTTCCAGGGGAATGAGGCCAGCGACTGGGGGCATCGCCTGGAGCCGCTGATCCTGGATCGTTGCCTGGATGACCTTTATGGAGAAATAAAGCCAGAATTTATTTCTATCAAAATGACAGAATTTTTTCATCCAGAGTATCCATATGCCCTGGCTCATCCAGATCTCGTCATCGTTCCTGACGACAAGGGACAGCAACCCTATATAATTGAGGCCAAATCTGTCGGGTATTTCTCAGGTAAGCGCGACGAGAATCCAGACACTGGGTATGATGAGGAAAAACTTGACGAAGAGGGGATCCCTGGTGATGTATTTCTCCAGGTCCAATGGCAAATGATGGTCAGCGGCATTGATAAATTATATGTCGCCTTACTCCATGATACCAATAAATACAGGAAATATGGGCCGATTTTTGGAAATGTGAAAATTCAATCTCAGTGCTTAGCCCTGGCCCGTCGCTTTTGGGACTGTATTGAGAATAAAATCAAGCCAGAGCCGATGACGTTTAAGGATTTGGAGATAGTGTTTCCTAAAATCGAGAAAATGACCAGGACTATCAGCGGTGATGAATTGGAGGCTGTCCAAATTATGCAAGCCGAAAAGGAAAAATATGACGATGTTATAAAAAAAGCCGAGGGAAAAATCGATGATATTAAAAAGGCTTTTGGTTTGTTATCTGAGGGGAATTCGGTTTTGGCTGACGCTAAGGGCAATGTCCTGGCGACTTATAGCCCATCGAGTAGAAAATCCATAGCTGAAAAGGTGATCAGGGAAAAACATCCAGATATCCATAAAATGCTAGTCGATAATAAATTGATAAAAGAGACTGAATTTCAGATGATGAAAATTACAAAACTTATAATCGAGGAATAGGATGAATTGTAAATGTCGTGAAGTGATTGAAAAGGAATTGCACAAAAAGTTTATCAAAGGTAATCCTTTGATAAAAGATGGAAAAACAACTTTGGATGGATTTGGTTTTTCAATTAGTAAAAAAGGAATGGCATCAATACAATCTACCGTTGCAGAATTTGAAGCTGAATTCCCTTTAAAAAAAGGTGGGTTTAAAATAAAGAAATTAAAGCAAAGTATTATCTTTACTTATTGCCCATTTTGTGGAAAAAAGTATAAGGGAATATAGCAATGAAAGTTAAATCAGCATATACAATTAAATTCGAGATCAGGTCTGTCGAATATGAGGTTTTAGAAATTTTATATTTAATGCAGCAATTAAAATATGATGATTTCATCTGGTTTAATCGGGATTATTCTAATGAACATCGGAAAATTGACAAAAAATATAATCGGAGAAAAAAATGACAACAAATAACAATAATACACCAGACAAGTTGAATGAAAACCAGTTTTTTAACATCCAGGGCCGAGGTCGCACCGGATTAAATCAGCTGGTTTCACAATATGGGAATGAAATGTGGGCTGCCCGCGCCGGTTTCATGGATGAGGGTGGAAAAGAGAAATACTTTAAAACCTCAATTATAAATATCGCCAATGATGACCGAATGATCAATTTTACTCAGGACAAACAGGGATTATATCAGATATATAAATGCCTTTCTGAGTCTGTCCAGGCCGGTCTGGTAATCGGCGGTGAAAATCCACTCTCTGAAATAGTCGAGCATCAAAAAGGTAAACTTCAATTAAATATTCGCGCCGAGGGGTATGTTTTTCTCTTAACAAAAAGTAAAAACGCCCTTTTTAAAGATATCAAATGGGAAATCGTGAAAGATGGTGAAAAGTTCTCCATTAATTACGCGACGAATTCATATGAGCATTCATATGACGGGTCCAGCGCCTTGGGTGAGATCCTGGGAGTTGTCATAAAATTCATTGAACATGATGACAAAGTTATGTTGAAATATGTCAATATAAAGGATATACACGCATCCAGGGCGAAATCAAAGTCTTATAAAACGTACCTTGAAAAAGTTGAAAAAGAATCATGGAGGACGAATCCCTGGGAAACTGACGAGCCTCAAATGTGCCTTAAAACGGCGCTCAAAATAGTCGCTAAGCCATACGCTAAGCAGTTGAAAGCCCTTTCATTCGCTTTATCTGTCGAAGAGGCTGACAAGTACCGTAAACAGCCGGTAAAGGACAGAATGGGGGACAGACTCGAAACTCTCAATGATAATGCCCCGGAGCCGATTATCAAGGATATTACTCCAGATGACACACAAAGGCCTGAAAGTGAACCGAAAAGCCATAAAAATGAAACGAAAACGTCTGAAAATGAACAAAATACCGAAAAAAATGAGGAAAAAGGCGATAAAAGTGACAAAGAAAAGACGCTTTTCTGACAATGTTTCACGTGAAACGGGCATTGATAGATTATCTGATTCTATAGTATAATTTTGTCACTGATTTATAGAATGTTACCATTTATTGAGTCTCTTTTGGGGACAATGTGGAGGGAGTCAATTCATTGACAACGGCGGCCGCAGGGAGGGAGGCCGCCCGTTATTATGAGCAAATTAATCGGTGTTTTTATCCTATTTTTCCTTTTCTCATTTTCCATTAATACGGAAAAGACCATTAAACCAGTCAAAAAGGTCAATCATTTTGATCAATATGACGATATAATTTTGGAAAATGCGAAAAAGACCGGCATTACTCCATATTTAATAAAGGCTATTATTTATTGCGAGTCTTACATGGTTTATAATACCAATAGATACGAATCTCATTTGAGGACCGCCGAGTGGTACACTAATTTAATACCAGATGAGTATAAATCAAATAAACTCTCATATACTTCAGTCGGATTAATGCAGATATTACCCGGGATCGCGTGGCTGGTAGGGTATAAAGGTCCTCCGGAGGGGCTGTATGATCCAAAAGTTAATATTTATTTCGGGGTAAAACATCTATTAAATATTATCCGAGGGTACCGATACCAGGCCAGAGTCGTCAGCGTATGGAACGGCGGTCATTTGTCTCGGAAAAAAGACGGCACCTATAAAAACCAGAAATATGTCGATAATGTTGTCAGAAAATATAAAAAATATAAATTGGAGGGCATAAATGCCATATAAACTAACAATAATCATTTTTTCAATTCTTTTTTCTTTTGTTTTCAGCGATAAATTAATCATAAAAGTCGCTATAAATCTCCATGATGGTCCCAGCATCACAAATGATGTCATTATTTATGTTTTGCCCGGGGATGAATATGAGATCATAGGGCAAAAAATCGGATGGTATAAAATTTTATGTGAATATATCGATCCAGGGACTAGAAAGGCTGTCACTGGGACAGGATTTGTCTATTATAAAGTTATCAAGGATGGAATCATATTAGGTAAAGGCTGTACATTGAGAGCCGAGCCTAGAATGAAGGATTCAAATGGAAAATCAACCGTCATGGGATTTGTTATGCCTGGGGCCGTCGACGTTATCGACACTGTCGCATCGTTTTATCACATAATCCGAAATATAACGGCTAAATTTAAAAAAGGCTGGATCCAAAATAATGCTTATTACGTATATGTAAAAAAGGAATGAAGAAAACAGGGAACCTTTTTCACGATTTGATGGCGGGAAGGTATAAACTTTTAAACGGTAGAAAAAGAAATAATACTTTTATTGTTTTTCTTGTCGCTATAATAGCGCTATTGATTAAAGTCCTTTTTTTTAAGGCCTGAGAGCCACATTCCAGACTTTTATATCCTTTAAAACCGCGTTGGCATGGAGTGTATTTAAGGAATTATTTCCAATTCTCAATTCAGTTTGAGTCACCGCTGGGAGCGCGGTTCCATTTGTGGCGACCAGGAGACCATCCCGATATAATTCATGTATATTTGAACCACCCTCGATCCCTGCAGCATCCCATAAAAGGCGCCATATTATATCGGTATCAATAGCAAATGAGATCCCGGATGTAACCGCCAGGGCACCGGCTCGACCGGCGGCCAATTCTTTTATATTCGCCCATTGCATTAATACTCTGGTGTGGACCGGATTATCGGCACATGAGAAAAAAGCATCCTGGAGGCTGTTATTATTAAAATGAGGTTTCCACTTCATTTCCTGAGTTCCGGCCGGCTGAGGTACCCAGGGAAAGCAAAAATGCTTACCATTGGCGTCGATGTCAGCGCCGTTGGAATTATAGGTGATAACGCCTGTCACTGTCCCGGGTGGACCGATTAATGGAGCTGTGACTGAAAGGTCACTTAATAAAGTTGAATGGAGGAATGGTTTTGGAGTCCCAATAATAGGTATTCCAGATCCTACAGACGCCGGCCTTACCCTTTTAAAAGTCGGGATGGTCAGATTTGGCTGGCCACGTGACCCGATTTCTTTTTGAGTATCTGGCAGTAATGACATTAAAATTTTAGTCGAAGACCGCTCATTCCCGAGGATATTGTGAAAAGATTAAACTTGACAAATGTGAATATTACTCCCACCGTTGCCCCAAATACCAGGGACCCGAATGATATAGCCACCCATTTTAATATCGATAGATTTCGACGCCTTTTTCCATATTTAATTAAATCTTTGTCATTTTCAATTATTACACCCTGGGCGCTGAGTTCCAATCTGAAAAGATTGATCACCTGACTATTTTTTATGGCCAAATCAATCAGCCTTTCCCGATCGGCGGCGATAAACATCACATAATTATGTAATAAAAGCAGGTCCTTTGTTAGGGTAGAAAGGTTTTGGGGCTTAAAAGATATGACTGGGATGTCCAGGTGGACAGACTGAAAAGGATTATAGCTGAATAACTTTATTTGTTTATATACATAATCATTGCTTTTCGAGAAAATCCAACAATTCGCTGACAGAATCACCAGGAACATTAATACTTTTTGCGCGATCATTAAAAACAACCTCCTTTTTTTCTAATTTTTCAATCTCTTTTTCCACTTTAACCCGTTCACCCCTGATATCTTTTATCTCAATATTCAGGTCATCATTTTCCCGGGTCTTAACTCTGATCTTTTGCCTGAGATTTTTATCACCCGCGCTGGCTGCAAAAAATACAACGGCCGCAATTAAAAGGGCTATGATAATGCCGAGGACTAAATACACCATTATTCGGGCTCACTTTTCATGGGCGTTTTTTTCGTATCAACCGCTTTTTGTCCACCGAGATAAATCACTGTATTGGCCCCGGCAAAAGCGATGATTTTTCCCAAGGATGGGAGATCTGAATCGATGATGTCAGGATCATTATTTTTCATAATGGCTGCTATACAAAGAGGGACAATTGAACACCAAAATATTGCTATCCAAAATGTCTTTGATTTATGCCTTGGCTTGTTTATATCGTAGGTCGCATTTTTATAATCCAGATATTTCTGACCGGTTAAATACATGCTGGAGACATATCCAGCCGTGTCGATGATGACAGCTGTATAGCTTAATTCAACCCCGATCACTAAATAAGAAATGACTGAATATAGGACCATGCTCAGCCAAAAAATTGTAAATCCTAAAGTTTTCGATTTTAATGCATTCATTTTTATTTCCTGTTTATTCTGTTTATTGCTGCTATTTCTACTCTCAAGTCAGCAATGATTTTCTCGATATCATGTATATTATCCCATTGCTTTTGCTCTTGGTTGTAATCTTTATCCAAATTTTCTTTGAAACTCTGACCGACGCCTGACACGGCTGTCCTGAGATTTTCCATTTCCTCTTTACTCGGTAATGATTTAACTTTATTTTTTAAATACTCAATTTCTTTTTCCAGCGCCTCAATTATGACTTTATTATCTTTTTTTAGATCATCGATATCCTTTATATAGACAATATTTTCAATAGCCTTTAATTTTCTATTGATCCACCAGCCGAAAACAATGGTTACTAAAATAGCTGGTAGGCCAAAACTGTCGAGAACCTCAAGAAACATTTTTCCCCCTTTTAAACTGGCTCGTCAATAAATCGTCGATATCCCAGGACCCTTTTTTTATAATATGGCTTAATACATACCCGATTTGATTGATTCCCGCCCAGGCAATAGACAAAATTCTCATCTTCACTGATATAAATCGCTATATGTCCTTTCCAGCTGTCAATCTTTTCTCGCCAGAAAATAACTAAGTCGCCGACCTCTTGATCCCCGATATTTATTTCATTTCCGACTTTCAGCCAGGACCTTGCATCCAGTTTATTCGATCGGGGCAATTCACACTGTAGACAGCACCAATTTAAAAAGGCACTACACCACGCCATTTCGTCGTCAGTCACCCATTCAAAGCCGATTTCTTTGAAGTAATTTACAATGATTTCATTGTGTTTTGAGCCAGCAATTTCACTTACACCGAATTGACTCAGCGCCATTTTTAATAGTTTATCCATAATCCCATTATAATATCCATCGCTTAAATTATCAATTACCCTCCCTTTTTGAAATTGACTTTTACCCTTTTCGGTGGTAAAGTTTTGATATGATTTCAATTTACGTCGGCCTGGGCCTGGGCGTTTTGTGGTATTTAATTCGGATGGGCGCTGGCAATACTTTAATAAATAAATTCAAAAATCAGATAATGAAAGATCTGTCAAATGAGAAAAGCGTCAGTTATAACGAGGACCAGGGAAATTCATTTATGGGGGACGCCTATGTTGTCGCCTTGTGGGAGCTCCAGGAATTGAGATTGATTGACTTTAATCCTCAAACTGTCGGGCATAGCACGATTCGGGAATATAGCCTCACTTTGAAGGGCTGGGCGATGGCAGAGAAAGAGGCTCTCAATGGAGTGGATTAGGCTATCTAGTAGATTTTTTAAATATTTTAATGAACATGAATCAGAAATAACCTATGATCTGGAAGTCTATGAAATATATGTTTCCTCCATTAGGCGATTTGATAACGAGATTTTGATAAAAGCATCTTCTAATCTCGATAAAATAGAAGTGATAGAAATATTCAAATGGCTCGGTATTAATATTTTAAACTTCATACCGTCACAAAAGGACAAATGACTCTATTTCTCCTTTTCGTTGCGATGGGAATATCCTCCATTGTCATTTTCATCGCCATCGGCGCGCTCATGGGAAAAAAAATATATCTTCACCATTACGGTATGAAAGAGGGTATCACTATTGATAGTCTGGTAATGTGTTCCGACTGTTTTTCCGTCATCGTCGTTTCAGAAAAATCATTATGGGGCGTATCAGCCGAAAAAGAGGGTATGTCTTTATTATGTAATAATTGCCAGAGTGAATCTCATTATTTATTGCAAAATTTGCAGGTCACTCGGATTACAAAGCCACTGAAATAATTATTTCCTTTGTTGACGGCGAGATTTCCTGGCTGCTTTATTCCTTTTCCGATTAGCTGCTTTTTTATTTATATGCATTTGGACCCATCCATTACTCCCACGGCGATGTTTTCCAGGGCCAGTGGTCCCATGCCATGGGGGGCGATGATAGTCAGGAAATTCACTTACTGGATTATTTCTTAATATCCAAGTCAAGAATTCTCTCATTTCTTCCAAAAAGCCACTCGGGAGGCATTCTTTTTGAAAAATCTGAGTGTAGTTCCTTTTGTCACCGCTTTTTTAACCGACTCGGTCAACCATGGCCGACGGGATAACCTGGCCACTGACTTTGACAAGTCCTTAATGATCTTTATCCTTTTTGCCTTTTTCCCCCCGCCGACTCTCACCTTTCCAGATGTAAATTTATAAACCCCAGTCCTGATCCTGGATGACCGACGGATGAAAAAAGCCTTTTTTGATTTTTGCCTTTCCAGTATCCTCAGCATCGTTGTCACTCTATTCTCAGGACTTGACCCGGGGTATTTATCTGGGTTTTCTATTTTTCCCAGGCGGTTGTATCGGACCGAGGGAAAAACTTTTTTCTTAAAGCTGCCCCCCCGGGACCCGGATGTCGTCGGGATGTCGGGATTATTTTTATCTGTCCCGAATTGTTGCTCACGTAATCCCATAAAAGATTTTCCTCGATTACGGTTCCATTTTTTAGCACCTCCGACCAGGGAAAACATAAAAATCGGTTTTCTATTTCTCTGGGCTTTATCCACCAGGACAGATGATTGGACCCAGGCATTTCTTATATTAAATCGATTAGGGAGGACCCGTTTCCTGGCCATCTTCATGGTTGCAAAAGCCTGATTATCCAGGACATTCCTTATAACGGCGTGAAATAGCTTTTTGGTCCTGAATTTAAAATTTGTCTGAAGGGCCTCGAGCTCTTTTAAATCGATTTTAAAGGTAGTGGCCATTGATCAGGGAGTCAGGTGAAAGATTTACCAAATACAAAATGATTTCAGATAATCAGGTATTTTTTCATAGTCTTCTCTATATCGAAGGAAAAAAGGAAAAACTATAATAAACATAATCAATCCTATCGGGTGTAATATCCTCATTTCAGACGATTTATTAAATACGCGCACTCCATAGAGAAATTTACCTAATAAATAAAAAAAATCACGTAACATTTTTCTTCTCATGGCGGCGTTTTTCCTTTCTGGTCTTGGATTTTATCTTGGATATGTGAGCCCTGTAATTCTCATTTCTGACTTTATTATTTCCAGCTGTTTTTTTATGGAGCCATAACTGTTTTTCCATAATATCCTTCATTGAACGATTAGCCCTCATATGGGATTTAGCCTTTTCCCTTCGAATAGCCTCACGATATACTTTTTTATATTTCAATATTGTCATTTTTTAATCCTTTTTTTATAGTTTGTCAGACATTCGAGCGCCATGTTAAATAAATCCAGATTTCGGCTAGTGTCTTTATTGATCAGATTAATCGATATAATAGAGCGCCTCAAATCATCGTGAAAGTCCATTTCCTTCAGTAAACTTTCACAGGATATTGTCTTATTATTTATCGGCTTAGCCATCATCTGGATTCGGCGCGATTTCGGGTCATGTAATTCGATCCTGAATGCCTTTTCCCTTTCCAGGTACCAAATCGCCTTTTCTATATCAAGGACAGGTGTGTCTTTATGACCCGATCTGTATATATATTTAAAAGCGTTTCCAAGGTTAAAACCGAGCGCCCAGTCTTCAATTACGTCGATAGCCTCATATTTTCCATGATTATAATGGGCTGGATGGTTGATTACTTCTTTTTTATCTGTCATTTATTTCTCCTTTAATGTCTCAATTTCATATCTCTGATAAATGTCATTCTTTTTGTTCCCGCCCGGGTCAGGAAAACAGACCATTTTCTTTTTTAAGTCCAGTTTGAATATACGATCTTTAGAGTCGAAAAACTTTTGACACCCCAAAACAATGGATATATCTGTCCAGTCATATTCAAATCTAAACATTTTATGACTATAATCCCCCTGTTTTAATATAAAATTCGCCTGGACAGGGGCTGGAGGATCGATAAAAAACAGAATATATATCCCGGCGCCGACGATCGCAACCGAGGCCAGGACAAAGAATATAATAAAAAATAGACCGTTAAACATATTTTCTCCTTT